TACCTACCAGAAGATTTGGATGACACCATCACTGGCGTAGACCGTCAAATTGAAATTCTTGACGGGCGTAAACGCGATAAAGGTTTTAATCCAAAAAAAGTTTAGTAATGCACATTCCCCTGGGGCGCGTCGTGCGTCTTGGGGGAACATTGGAGATGATATGAAAGATCCAAAAGCAACGAAATCACCTAGGTCTATATCAAAGAATAGATATCCCGTATCTCCTATCGCAGAGCCTTCGACTTATAAAGAATCTAGTGTGACCGATTCTAGGACGTATATCTCTAATCCAATGTCCTATCAAAATAAGGAAATGGCTGCAGAAGATATGATGGCTCGTAGCATGTTTTATAACAACGTAGATCCACGACGTAAACAAGAACTGTCTGATTCCCGTATGATTCAGGAAGATCATTCTGCGGTGGCTAATTTATCGAGAACATTTCAAAATCACACATTCGATGCAAATGAGTTTCCGGAGAGATTAGCTATGTATAACCAAAGTACAAAAGCAAAAAGGTAATACCATGCCTGCAATGCCACGCATTAAAGATAAGGCCACTAAGATTGCGTATAAAATCTTAGGAAAACCGCTCAACTTGCAGCCCGTCAAACAAGACCAAAAGCAAAGAAAGATACGTGAACGGCTCGTTTACGAAGAAACTTGGAGAGTTCGATGAAACATAAATGTTCAAAGTGTGAAAAAATGGGCCATAAAAAAGAGCACCACAAGCACACGAAAAAAGAAAAAAAAGTTGAAAAGGTCATGCACGAGTTTAAGTCAGGTGAGCTACACAGCGGTTCAAAAAAAGGACCCGTAGTGACCAACCCAAAGCAAGGGATCGCCATCGCCCTCAGTGAAGCGCGCAAAGTCGGGAAAAAGAAAAAAAAATAATCACTTACAGTTCCCCTTGGGTATTACTGCCCCGGGGGTTTTTGACTTCTTAATAGCCTCCTGTTAACGTTTCCCTAAAGGAGAGAGATATGAAGCAAACTGTTGGTCAGCAAATCAATGATAACTTACGTAAATCAAATGATTTTGGATCCGTCAATGTTATTGAATTGCAACATGCCATGCAAGAAAATTATATTAAAGAACTTAGGTCGGTCATCGATAAAGATTATAACAACTACCCCCAAGATTTTTATGTGGTAGTGCTTACCAAGGCCGAACGCATTTTAACCAATACATTTCGTAATTACTTTTTCACCCGTCACAGTTGTCCTACCCCTTTTTATGATCAGACTGTCTTTCGATACAACAAAAAAGCAGGGCGAATAGAATATTTATGGACGGTTCCCGGTAAAGACGAGTGTGTCTACTTGGCACACCATGCTTCTGAATTACCGACAAAAGAACAAGAATTATTATCTTTTGTACGCATGTATGTAGATGGAACATTGCTGAAGCTGGCAAAAAAATTAAATAAAGAAACCCAAGAACAAGGTATCTTGTATAAAAAAAGTGAAAAAGAGATTGAAGCACAAAAGGAAATAACCAATGTTTGATATAAAGTATGATAAAGATGGTTTGCCAATCCCAACCAGAGAGCCTATTCCCGAACAACAAGTTGTAAAAGAAGAATCCCACTCAGATACACTTGCTGAACAGGAAAAGTTGTATGAAAAGTATCAAATTGAAGATAGTGAGGTCATCCCTCCTGCGCAGGATTTGACCGAGGAAGTTACACAGACTCCAGAAATACAACAAGCTGAAGAGCCGCAGGAAACATCTCGTGAACGTAACAATCGTGCCCTTCGAGAACTTAAAGAAAAAGCAGAAAAAGACCGTAGTCGTGCTGAAAAAGAACGCGACGAGGCGATCTTACGGGCCCGTAAATTAGAAGAACAATATGCTACTCGGTCTCAAAAAGTTGATGATGATGATGTAGATATCACTATCGGTGAAGAAGACCTTGTTGAAGGAAAACATCATAGAAAACTTGCCAAGGAAGTTAAGGAGCTTAAAAAAGAATTACGGTCTTCCCGTGAGCAATACAAAGCTCAATCACTTCAAGACCAATTATCTCGCGATTATCCGGACTTTAATAGCGTAGTTACTCCAGAGAATATTGAGATATTAAGGCACCTTAAACCCCGCCAGGCACAACTCCTAGACTCTTCAAATGATCTCTACACGACCGCCGCTTCCGCCTATGAAATGATAAAAGAGTATGGCATCTATGAAGATAATCGACGAGTGAATCGTGATCGTGAAACAGTTCAGAAGAACTTAAGCAAGCCAAAACCAACAAATTCAATTTCTCCGCAACGTGGCGATAGTCCCCTCTCAAAGGCTCATGATTTTGCCAATGGATGGAGGGGACAAGATTCTCCTGAGGCAAAAGCAACATATAGAGAAATGCTAGAGGCCATTAAAGGTAGATAATAAATAATTTGCGTCTTCAGCAAATGTTATATGGATATTGAAAAACAAATCTTTTTCATGTGCCGCTGCTCGATCAACCCCCATTGTCAGCAGCGGCACTTTGACTAATAATCTTATTTTTTGTTACGATCCCCTTGAACGTACTGGAACTTCGTTCATTCTTCGACGTAGAGAGATTCGTCACCTCATGGACGTAACAAGTCTCGTCACCTTGATAGGTAACAAAATAGTCTAATTTTTTATCTGGGAGAAGCTATGTCAATTACGACTACTTCTACGCTGCCGTCACCGGTGCAACAGAGCTTTAGTTATAAGCTGTTGTCGGTGCCAGTACCTAATATGATCCATAAGATCCCTGCTATGAAAAAGCAGATGCCTCGCAATGGCGGTAATACTTTGCGTATGAGACGTTATAACGCCTTAAATACTGCTCTTGTTCCCCTTTCCAATAATGGGGTCACCCCTCCTGCGCAGAATTTGACTGCGGTTGACATCGATGCACAAATTCAGTTTTATGGCACGTATGTACAACTCAACGAACAGGTCACATTACAAAATCAGGACCCTAAACAATATGGGGTCTTTAAATTTCTTCTAATTGACTTGGAACCCGTAGTGGCATATTGCTAACCGGCGACAAGGGCGAAGGATTTTTTAAAGGATGATCATGAAAACGCGAGTTAAGATTTCTCATTTCACTCCCCATGATTCAATCCTCGTTTATGATATACCAATATTAATGGAAAGAATTCCTATTAATGTTGTGCAGTATTTAACGAATAAGGTCTACGTTGAACGACTAAACGAAGAAACTCTTTTTAAGAGATGCGATAGTCTGAACTCCGATCGACAAGACGGAGAGGTAGATCCGAAGAGGTCTGCCCGCCACGAAAGTGGTCACAAAAGTAACAGAAAGGTATTAAATGAATGTGCCGCTCGTCTAGGTGTATCATTGAGACAAACAGAAGATCAGTTGACCAGTAACATGTTGGCATCAACTGCATCCTTTATTAACTGCGTTGGTGGTGTGAATGGCGACATCCCTACCGAATTAACTCGTTCAGATGTTGATGAAGTAGTTAGGGCGTTGCTTGGAAATAATGCATACACGATCATGGATAATATCGAAGGTGAAGACCGTTTCGGTACAGCTCCAGTTCGTGATGCGTATTTTGGGCTTTGTCATACTGATTTGACGGCTGACATGGATAATATCGCTGGGTTTATCCAAAAGAACCAATACCCATCACCAATGAATGCATTGCGTTCAGAATGGGGTGCTATTGGCAACCTTAGATTCCTGGTTTCTTCGATCGGTAGTGTTTTCCAAAACGCATCTGCTCTCGGAAATAATATCTACAATATTTTCTGTGTTGGGATGGAAGCTTATGCTTGTATCGAGCAAGACGGTTATTCTGCAAGCTTCATTTATAGACCACCTATATATGATGGTCCTTTGGCGTTAAACGCGTCTGTGGGCTACAAATTCGCAGAAGTACCACGTATTACAAACGATCTATGGGTAATCAACTTACGCTGCACATTAGCAGTTTAATCTTAAGGAGATAACATGGATGGAACTATAATATGTCAAGGTTCATTTGTTGCACCAGCAACTATTGTGCCTCAGATAATTAATATACCTTCTGGCGTTGATTGGATGCGCGTTATTAACTACACCCAAAAAGGTATAGTCGGTGCCGCAGGTCACGTTGGCAATGAATTCTACTGGCAACGCGGCATGGCTGCGGGAACAGGCGTTGTTTCTTATTACGCAAATGGATCAACAGCATTAGTTGGTGATACATTTGATGCCGTATCTGGTGGTGGTTTTACCCTTTATGATCCCTCTGGTCAGACTTCGGGTGCTCTTCCTTTACTTGGCAACCCAGTTGCTGCAACGGGTATTTCGAACGCGACGCGTCCGGTTGTTAGCACGGCAAATACAAATGGATTGTCAGTCGGCAGTGTGGTCCGTCTTTCAATTTTGACAGGCGATACGGCTCTTGCAAGTGCAGTGTCGGGTATCGATTTTGTGGTTGGTGCTGTTAACGCAGGTGTAAGTTTCACATTACTAGCAGCTTCTAATGCTTTAGCTAATGCTCCGGCTCTTACAACTGGTTCAATTCACTACACCATAGTGAACTATAACCCACTGTATTATCCATATAGACGTACGATTACGAATATCACTCAGGCGACTAATGCGCAAGTAAGTACTTCAGTTCCTCATGGATTAACACCAGGGCAACAAGTACGATTCCATATCCCGCGCGTTTCGGGTATGACCCAGTTGAACCCATCGACATTGAATAATTATTATCCAATGTATGCAAGTTCAAATCCCGTGGTCCTCAGTGTTGTTGATGACTACAACTTCACTATAAATACCAATACGAGTTCATATACCGCATTCACATTCCCAACGGTAGCTCAAATGCCATCGGGCTTTCCTCAAGTTGTTCCTTATGGTGAGAATACTGCAGCGTCACTTTCTATCCCTGCATCACAAATTCCAACCATTGGTGGCATTCAAATCCCTAATACACAATCTGGCTTGTTGGCTGACGCTACGACCAATACGGGTATTATGGGCATGATTTTGGGAACTGTTGGTGTTGGTACTGAAATAGGTGCTGATATCACTGGTCCTGCAGGTACGACAGCGGGAGACGTAATTTACTGGTTAGCTGGTAAATCTACATTCGGCGGTCTTTAATAGTTAATTTAATGGGCAGGAGGTAGTTTCTTACTCCTGCCCGCCTAAGGAGAATAAAGTATGAAAAAAGATATAAAAGTTGCTGAATCCCTTGAAGCGGTAAAACCAATCGATCAGGACCTTCAGAAGGTTAATGAAGAAAACAAAAATAATTTTGACCTAGAAAAAGAGATTAAATCACTCAGGGAAGAATTATCGAACCTGAAGAAATCTAGCAAACAAGAACCATTGATGGTTACTAATCTACCTAAAGATACGACCATCAATAAAAATGATAAGAAGAGAGATTATGATTATCAGCGCGACAAAGAGCGTGAAATGGTCTCTGGCATAGTTAAGAACCATGAATGCCCAGGGGGAACCATTGAATTTGTATTCCGTAAATGGAAAGGCGATCCAATAACGAAGTATTCGTTTTTTGATGGGCAAGTAGCACGTGTTCCACTTGGAGTAGCACGCCATCTCAATAATAATTGTTGGTATCCGGTGCATGCCGCGACTCAAGACAAAGACGGCAAGGAAAGCTATAAGATTGGTCGAAAAGTACGTCGATTTGGCTTCCAAAGTCTAGAGTTTTTGGATCAGAATGACTTAAATTCATACGGAACCTCGGACACTTCACTGGTATCTATAGAAAGAGCCGTTATGCCGTTGTCTGTATAAAAGGAGTTGCTATGTCAGAATCTTGTTATACGGTTGCATTACCCATTTATCAATTGTCGATGCGTGTCATTACCTCTATCACCACAGCTAATCCGGCTGTCGTGACTACCAGTATACCGCATCAATATATAACGGGTGCCATCGTTCGATTTTATATCACTCCGAATCACGGAATGCCTCAGCTGAATCAACAAACAGGCGAAATTACGTTAATCAGTCCCACCACCTTCTCAGTGGCGATCGATACCAGTAACTACGCCCCATTCGTTATTCCTTCTTTGGCAAAATATACTTGCAGTCAAGTGGTCCCAATAGGAGAAAATAACTCGATTCTGACAGCAGCCACCAGAAATGTATTGCCTTATGGGACCAGTTATACGCCGTAGCGCTATTCTTAAAGGAGATTATTATGCCCGGTGCTTATCCAGATACAACTCTAACGGCAATTCAAACAAAAGTTCGTCGTCTGACGCGTAATCTGTCCGAATATCAACTATCTACCACTGATTTAAACCAATATATAAACACATTTGTTGTCTACGATTTACCTGAACATTTACGTATGTTTGCTCTACGTACAACATTTAGTTTTGTGACTAATCCTTATCAGGATGTATATCCAACTGATACACTTTCTTTTGCAGGGGCGACAAACAATCCGCTCTACAACTTTCAGAATAACTATTTGACCATTCATCCGCCGGTTTACATTGCTGGGTATAATTCACTTTTCAGTCAATCTCGTGAACAATTTTATGGCATTTATCCTCTTATCAACAGTATTGCTGGAATCGGTCCTGCTGGTGATGGAGTTACTACCGTCTTTTCAGGAGTCATAAATTCACAGCAGGCATATATCGTGCCGGGACTTTCGCAAACAACCGTGGGACTTTTACAGGGAGAAGTTCTCTTCAGCTCTGTTGATTCTAATGGTAATGGGCTGGCAATGGTTGACGTGCCGGTAGTTAATATAAACACCGGGTACAAGACTATATTTGGAAATTTGTATCAGCCAGGGACCGAGCCACCGTACAGCACGCCCCCAACAGTAGTTAACCCGGATAACTTTGTGAATTACGCCACCGGACAATTTACGGTGACATTCTTAATTAACGGAACTCCGACAGCGCCTGGTCCAGGTATAACCATCAATAGTCAATCGGTTCCGCAAAATATAGCACTACCGCAAGCCCTTTGTTATTACGATAATAAATTTATCGTTCGTCCTGTTCCTGATCAACCATATGAAATTAACTTCGAATGTTACCGCAACCCGGTTGCATTGTTAAATGCCAACCAATCGCCACAACTTAACGAATGGTGGCAGTACATTGTATATGGTTCGGCTAAAAAGATATTTGAAGACAGACAGGATTTAGAGTCGGTTCAAATGATTATGCCAGAGTTCCTAAAGCAAGAACGTCTTTGCCTGAGAAGAACCATTGTTCAGATAACCAATGAGCGAACTCGCACCATCTATATCGACCAGGCCAATGGGAACCAAGGAGGTTCTTGGGGCTGGGGTGGTGGACAATTTTAAGGAGATATCATGCCATATAACGGAAATATTCCACAAGCTACGGACCTACTGTCGAGCTCTCAGCCACAAATACAGAACAATTTTGCGGCAATTCAGACTCTTATTGATGTTGATCATGTCGATTTTGCATCTTCAAACCAAGGCAAGCACTTTCGCGTGAGTTTGCCTGTTCAGTCACCAGCACCGACATTCACGAGCGGTGACGTCGGTCTCTATTCTTTTTTGAATAGTCGTACCTTACAAAATGAACTGTACATAAACAAAGTAAATCAAGCCACGGTAACCCAAATACCCGCCACGGCCAGTATACTCAGTACAAGCAGCGCACCCGTTGCTTCCTCACAGGGATGGACGTTTTTGCCTTCGGGAATATTAATTATGTGGGGTAACGCGACGATCGCCTCTACAGGCGGAAGTCCGGTCCAAACGGTAACATTACCTACGGCTTCAAATATACCCGTATTTTCATCCATATTTAACATTCAACTAACGGTATATACAACGGCAACGTCTGATCCAAATACGTACGTTATGGTGCAAAATGGTTCGTTTGCTGGACCAACGTTTACTACGTTTCAGGCGATAGCGGTTTCAAGAACTTCTGCGTCGACCTATGTCACAGCGACATGTCAATATGTCATAATAGGTATCGGTTCATAAAAAGGGTAAACCATGGCATACGATAGATTTCTGATTGCACCCGAAGGTTTCAGTGTTGGCTTAGAGACAGATAAGAGACCGTGGCTCATACCCGACGAGGCTTTCTTTTATCTTCAGAATGCCTATGTATTTCGTGGTCGGGTACGCAAGCGCTTTGGTTCTTATGGTTCTGGGAATCAAAACTTCACCTACAACTCGAGATTGGCTGTCAATGTTGGTACCACCGATGGATCGGGAGATTTATCGGGTACCGTGCCAGGCACCGTTTTTGCAGTTGGACAAGGCTTTACGATAGGTACGGAGATTTTTACCGTTTATCAGACGGGAACACCAGGAAACATGTTAACCACCGGTTCTTCGTCAACCCATACGTATAATACAACTACGGGAGCTTTCGTTTTTGCGGGAGCTACGCCCAATACAGTAGTCTATTTCTATCCAAGTACACCAGTGATGGGAATATCTTTGTATGAAAACGGTCCGGTAAATGGTCAGCCGACGTATGCATTCGATACTCAATTTGCGTACGTCTATAACAGTGGCAATTGGGTTCGTTCAGGGACCGGAACTACGCCACAATGGCATGGAACCGACGATAATTTCTTCTGGATAACAAACTTTTATACGGGAACGACTGGCCAAAAAACACTGTTCGTGAGTAATTTTAATGCAACCGTACCAACGCCGGCCGCAACTGATGATCCAATATGGTATTACAATAACTCTTCATGGCAAACACTGACTCCGGTTGTTTTGAATAATAGTGGCACTTTAACCACAATTCAGACATCGCTGGTTATATTGCCTTTTAAAGGTCGGCTCATATTATTAAATACCATTGAACAAACAAGTGGTGTGAATTATGCCTTTACTAATCGTTGTCGTTATTCTTTTGAGGGTGACCCGAGTGCTGTCAACGCATTTTTAGAGCCAAACCAGACGTATAGTGGTCTCTTTGGTGCGGGTGGTGGTTATGTAGATTCACCCACGGCTGAGATAATTACCAGTGCTGAATTCGTTAAAGACCGTCTCATCGTTTACTTTGAACGAAGTACATGGGAATTGGCCTTTACTAACAACCAAATAAGGCCGTTTATATGGCAAAAAATAAACACGGAATTGGGTACTGAGGCTCCGTTTTCAACGGTTCCTTTTGATAAGATTATTCTTTCAATCGGTAATACCGGTGTCCATGCATGTAACGCCGCAAACGTTGAGCGTATTGATAACAAGATTCCCGAAAAAGTGTTCGAGATAGAGGATATCGGAGCAGCAGTCAATCGTATTTTTGGTATACGTGATTATTTTAATGAGATGGTTTACTGGACGTTCCCAAGCGACAATCGTTCTGCAATTTACACCTATCCCAATCGGATATTGGTATATAACTACCAAAATGGTTCCTGGGCATTTAATGATGACACAATAACTTGTTTCGGTTACTTCGAGCAACAACCTGGTTATACGTGGTCTTCTACAACTTTTACGTGGGAAGATTGTGACTTTGAGTGGGACACGGGTCTTGGATCACCCCAAGCACGTCAAGTAATTGCCGGTAATCAGCAAGGATATTTGTTTATATGCGATGCTGATATATCTCGCAATGCTCCGGCCTTACAAATAACTAACATCACTTATAATGCAACGTCGATTACGTTAACGGTTATAAACCATAACATAGCCAATATCTATGGCGCTGATTATATCTTGATTGAGAATGCACAAGGGCTTGCCAACATTAATGGCAACGTTTATTTGGTACAATCGATACCCAATCTTAATACGTTAGTGGTGTCGAATAATCCCTACAATCCCGTGACAGGTGCGTATCTCGGTGGTGGTACTATGGCATTGGTTTCATGGATTAACATCGCCTCAAAGCAATGGAATCCCTACGTCGATCAAGATCGAAATGTTTATTTGGCTAAAATAGATTTCGCAGTGCAAAAAACCACGTATGGACAAATAACCGTAGACTATTCTGTCAGTTCAACCAGTCTTTCGATGATCAGTATGGGAACAGCCAATGGATCGATCATGGGATCTAATATTCTAGAAACGACACCTTATGCGTTGTCTACATTTGAACAGTATCAAGACCGCTTATGGCATCCAATATATTTCCAAGGAGATGGGGAATGTGTTCAGATAAATATGTATTTGTCGCAGGCTCAGATGATGAACCCGCAAATAGCTCTGGAAGATTTTGAACTTGAAGCAATAACATTATTTACGCAACAAACCAGTTCACGTATGCAATAAAAAGGGAAAGCCATGCATCCAGTTTCAGGTCCATTTTTACCAACAACGAATATATTCGATATATCACCACTTTATAGTCTTGATATAGATGAAGGCCTGCGAGAACTATTGGTACGTCTTTATCTCGATTTAAATAGAACAGCACTTGTTATAAACGATAAAGACAGTGGTATTTATGCAGCAATGGTTACTACAAATGGTCAGTCATTCTTCCCTAATCCAATCCTAGCATCTAATACCACGCCACAGCCGACATATCGTCAAGTGTATCGAATGGTTGTTAATTTTGGAGCTTTACCTAATACCGGCACCAAAAGCGTCCCACATGGTATAACCGTTACATCTCAAACTAGTTTTACCAGGATTTACGGTTGTTCATCGAATCAAACGTCATTGGAATATATCCCATTGCCTTATGTCGGTATCGGTGGTGGAAGCGTCGAGCTTTATGCAGATGCAACCAATGTGAATGTGGTAACAAGCTCGAATTTAAGTGCATATAATGTTACGTATATTGTGTTAGAGTATATCATCCAATAAGAGGGCCTAAACATGCCATGCAAAAATTGTGCACGAAACACTTCTCAGCCGATAGCGCGACAACAATCGCCTATTGTTCCACAAATAACACCACAGTTAGCACAACAGTCGATGACCAATAAGGTGGCCATGAACCAACCACAAAATCAGCCTACACCCCCGAATCAACCAACTCAGGGCCCAGGATCATGGACTGACTACTTAAAATATCTTTCTACGCCTTATCTTGCCTACCAAAATAGAGAAAATCTCATTGGTAAAGATGCGTCAATTGAGCAAATGCCCCGCTATACACAACAACAAATGGACCAACAAGACGCACTATCTCGGATGGGTATGGAACGTCTTCAGGGCGGAGATAATTTTAACTTTAGTCCTATTGAACAGAGATTGCGTCGGCTTCACTCGGAAGAACAATTACCAACCATATCAAATAGATTTTTGGCGGGACAAGCCGGAGATTCTAGTGCATACCAAAACGCTTTAAGAGGGGGAAACCTTGATCTTGAAGAGCGTATAGGGATGGAAGAGAATCGTATGAAACAACAACAGTTTCAAGAAGGACTTCAGTTACTTGGCATGGGACAGCAACAACAATACGAAAATGTATACAGACCAGAAGATTGGGGCTTATTAGGAAACGCGTCTGATGCTGGATTTAAATTATTATCCGCCTATTTAGCTGGGGTTCCCGGTGCAATTGCTGCTTCAGGCGGCGGTGGAGCGTCATCTAATCAGGCACCAATACTACCTAACCAGCAAGGTGGCCAACAATACAGCCAGCAAGTGGGTGGACAAGGTATTAATCAAATCTTGGACTTTATATCACAAACATCCAACTATGGACGACCACGTGATTTTTCACAACAACCAGAACCAACACAAAGATCAGGTGATGTTAATAGTCTTCAGAATTTAGTGCAGAGTCTAGGGACGGTCGATATTAACAAATTGCGGCAACAAAAGTTGGCTCGTCAGATACAGCAGTTAAGAAGCCAATACAATTTTGGAGTATAAACATGGTACAAATAGTCCAAGGTCCACGTAGTTGGGGCAGTAAGCTAGGAACAGGCTTAAGCCAAGTATTAAATCAGTTGGCTGAAAATAAATTACAACAAGTTTCTCAGCGTAATAAGAAAAATGAAATAAGCCAAGGATTGGAAGCTCTAGGATATTCTCCCGAACAATCTGAAGGATTGGCAGGTCTTCCCGTAGAGCTATTAAAAAATGTTACTGGTGGACAGACGTCAGAGAATGAGGAAAAACGACAAGAATATGTTGATGCCACGAATAAGACGTGGAATACCCAATTTGATAAATCATTGGCCAGTGCTCAGAAATTACATGATTTGGGAACACGTCTACTGCAATATATATCTACAGGAAAAGTAACTTTGGGCTTAACAGGAAGACTATCACCAGAATTTTTATTGAACAATGAATCTCGAGAATTTCAAACTGTTGCTGACGAAATCGCTCCCATAATCGCAGGACAAATGGGAATACCAACCAACTTTAAGGT